TCTTCCTCGCTGCTCTCATGTTGTCTATGAGATTTGGATAAGGCCGACCAGCAGCCTTAGCCATCTTCTTGGCAGCCGCCTTCTTAGCTGGCGTCAAAGGCTTAGAAACGCCCAGTGACTTAGGACGTTTCTTTTCCCAAACCTCTTTCACTTCTTTTTCCGGGCTTTACCGGCCTCAGATAGTGCAATCGCAACTGCCTGTCGAGGATTCTTAACAACAGGACCGCCTTTACCGGAGTGCAGGCCACCAGCTTTGTACTCACGCATGACCTTGCTAATCTTCTTTTCGGCTTTAGTCTTTTTCATTTGCCTCTCCCCATCTTCTTCATCATCTTAGGAGCCTTGGGCATTGGCTTAGGTTTACCAACGGCAACCATAATTGCCACAGGCATACCCATCTTTTTGGAAGGCTTTTTAGCACTAGCCATTTTTGGAGCTTTCCCGTACATGATCAATCCTTAGTGATTGGCCCACCAGATTTCCAGGCATCACAAGTGCGGGCCGCTGCACAAGTGAATTGGAACAAGTCGCAGTATCCAAGGTCTGCTGCCGCTACGAATTCCTCGTCGTATGACAGTTCACCTTTGTTCTCGTCTTTTTCAAGGCCACCTATGATGCACTGCATCATTTTTGGGCTTTGAACAAAAGCAGCACAATTCCCACACCGCATCCCTTTGATGGCAGTCGTCGGAGCGTTGTACATTTTTGCTTTCTTTAACCAGAAAGCGGTATTTGGTTCATTGGGATTCGGAGGGCCATAACCATACTTTTTAAAGGCATGGTTGCGGTTCTTGAGATTGATGTGGACGTCCTGTGTCGCAATGGGACACACGGCTCCAGAAAACATTCCTTTAGGCATTTGCTTTAGCCTTTACTTTGGGTGGACGACCCAACTTCTTTACAGGAGGAGTCATGGGCAACGCTCGATGCTCTTCCTTTTGCTCTGGTTCGTCAATACGAACATAGCCAGAGTGACCCTTCATGGACTCAATATCGTGAGTGTAAGTAAAGGTCACAGTTTGACCGCTTACAAGGCAGCGAAAGGTGGCCATTTAAGATCTCCATGAAAAACAGGGGGCTTGTGGCCCCCCGTCTTTTTACACCGAACGACCAATCGTCACGTGGACGGTAGTCGATGCCAGATTCACAGATCCAGCAGTTGGGTTATAGGTAACGATAGTTACGGTGTTCGCAGCAGAAACATACGCCCGTTTGACCAGACCAGCCTCGCTCACGCCCATCGAAAAACCAATCACCATATCGCCCAAAGCAACACCGGGAACCGTGATGGTATCAGTGTCAGTAGCGCCAGCACCAACGGCACCAGCATCCAGGGTACATTGAACGTCCCAGGTATCCGAGAACAAGCCCCGGAATTGATCGTTGCCACGACGGGAAACGACAGCGGTAGCAGCAGCCATTTTAATCTCCTATAAAAAAAGATCCCTCCCCCCGAAGAGGGAGGGGCAACTGCAATTAGGCCGGGACAGCCAGGGCAAAAGCAGCGGAGGCGTCAGCAGCAGTACCAGTAGCATTGGTCCGCAGAGCCTTCACACCGTAGAGCGTGTCTGCGGTGAACAAAGTGCCAAGGTACTCTTGCTTGTACTGAGTCTGCGAGCGAATGCCAAGCTGCTCAACCAGGACCATCGAGTCACGATGACCCATCAGGCAGATACGGTCGGTGCCGCTATTACCAGCGCCGGTGTCGGCATTGGAAGAGGCGAACACAGCCATACCGTACAACTGACCAATTTCACCGTTGCGGATAGCATCGCCGTTGCCAACGAATGCTTGCTCGGTATAGCGGGCCAGACCCATCAGGGTGTTGCGGCTCGAAGGCGGAATCAGGAAGAAACGACCGTCCATAGGAATGTCGTTGTCGTCCAGACGTTGGATGGTGCGACGGATAGCCGCATCAGTCAGCGAGGCCGCATTCGAGCTGGTGCTATTGTAGGCAGTGGTGCCATCAGAACCAACAAACGCTTTGGTGCTGGCGTTGCTGGTGGCATAGTCGTTGGTGCCAACGGTAGCGCCGTTGAAAGCGCGACCCAGTTGAACCAGATCGGTGTCGATACGACGAGCCAGAGCATAACCAGCGTCTTCCGTATAGAAAGAACGCAGCGAGGTCAGAGCTTGCACCTCAACGATGTCCTCAATCAAGCGGCTGTACTCGAAATGGCGGTTAATCAACACCGGGATCAGCGTATCGCTTTCGGCGATTAGCGTCACGGCATCGGTAGCCACCTTAGCCGAGGCATTGCCACGAGCAGGGGACGGGATGTTGATGGTGTCACCCTTCTTGCCTTTGAAAGACATCCGCTTGACCACATTGGCCAAAACGAGGTTCTTCTTAAAGGCAGCAACAATTTCATCACTCCAAATTTCGGGGATGAAATTAGCTGCAGAAGTTGCAGTGACTGAATTGGTTGGGGAAAACGCGGTATTAGGCATGTTAAATCTCCAAAAAAAAGTTGTTACCGGACTCGTCCCTCAGAGTACGCTTGCATGATCTCATCGCTGAGACTCTCGTACCTTGCTGGATCTGTCATTTTCAGCCGAATAAGATCAGCCCTGCGATAGACCCTCTTTGAGCTTTCGCCAGATCCACCTACATCAACTTGTGCGGCCTTCATGCTTTTAGTTCGAGCAATATCACTTACTTGCTCAGTTTGTTTAGCCTTAACACCGCGCAATTGCTTAAAGGTGGACAACAGTTCATTGGCAGAGTCATAGTCAAACTCAGCATCTGCTTTCGCGTAAAGCGCCAGACGCACGGATGAAGATTTCACCCAGTTCTGGAACTCTGAATCACCCACGACCTGTGTAAAGTCGGGGTGCTCCTGCGACAGCTTTTGCTGAACCTGCATCCGCTTGAAGTCCATGCTGGCTTGACGCGCAGCGAGAACGTCTGGATGCTTATCTATGGTTGCCTGAACCGCCTTCTGTGGATTCTCAAAAAAATCTACTTCAGGCTCCTCTTGCTTTTCAGCCAATTGTCTTGAACCGAGGTTCTGCTTGATAAGTTCATCCGCAAGTTTTCGGACTTCACCCACTTCTTGGGCCTGCTTGCCAATCAGCTTTTCAGCTTCCTGGTGCATCCGAATAATGTCGTCCAAACTTTTATCCCTATATTTTTCAGGGAGTTGTGGTTTCGACTCTACTGCCTCAATTTCACTTAGCGGCTCGGGTTCTTGATCAATCAACATGTTAGGTTCCTGCCAAAACGGTTGTAGGAGATTCAACTCGGCCCTGTGGCTTATGAGTTGGCTTTGCGCTCCGCATTCAACTTCTCAACGTGTCTGCGCTCAAACCGCCCGTAGGCAGATGGAAAAGAGCCAGACCAGCCTTCCAAGTTAAATTTTGGTGCGCTTATGACGCGGCTGGCTGTACCGCCGCATCCACACTGCACTCCCGTCGTCTCATAACCGACTAAAGCCTCAGTGTGTTGCCCGCATACACAGGCAAATTCATAAATTCTTTTCACTTGTCAGATCCTCATACGCATCTTCGCTGACCTTTTTCAAGGTTTTTAGCCAGATCAGGATGGAAATCTCGCCTTTACGAAATTGTAGACTTTTTTCGTCCGCAATGGTAGAGACATTGTTCATTGCGGCGAGCATGTTGTCAACATCTTCCATCATGGCAATCCAGCCAGGATGAATAAAAAGATCAAAACGGTCTTCGTAATATTTTTGCAGTTCTGGGGTCATCAGTTCCCTCTTTTTGTAAGCATGGCGCTGGCGATCTCTAGCATAAACTTGGTCTGCTCAAGGTTTTTGGGCTGTTCCATCCAACCCGCAGTAACTTGCCCAACAAATCGATGCGAATCGGGCGGTACACTGACGCGGCAAGTGTAAGTCACGCCTTTTTCCAGATACCAAAGCCCAACTTCAGACTGCGCGTACCGGTATTCGCCGCAGGGGATCTCGTTGGTCATCAGCTTGACCACATCGGCATTGTTCGAAGCGTTGTGGGTAAATAGACCGACGTCTATGTTCTCAATGGTCTTGTCACGCCCATCTTTGGTATAGGCTTTGTACAACGTGCGAGAGTTAAACAGCGGGTTGACCTTAAAGATCGCCACCACCGTGGCGCCGGTCTGTTTAAAGAGCATCGTCGCAGCATCATCGGCTCTATCTGTCCGTATTTCTGGCAGCTTTTGTGATTCTTTGTAGGCGTCACGAATGAAGTCCTGGCTTTCATACAGAGCAAAACCAGCAAAAGCAAAGACTGCCATCAGGATCACAGCAAACAGCTTAAACGGCGAGTCAACGTACCCGAGAACTTTGTCAACGATTGTCTCGGGCTTTTCACTCATTTCATCTGCCCCGAGATCAATTGCATGATCACCCACACAATCACGCCAATTGAGACAAGCGCAACAGCGCCGCCGCCTACCAGTACCATCAACTCTTCAATTTCGGCTTGCCGCCTCTTGGCCGCTTCTTTCTTGCGCCTTGCGTCATGCGCGGCGTCAATCTCCATTTGTTTAGCACGGGCTGTAATCCGCGCCCAGACGTCCATCTTGTTGCTCTGGAAGAAGAGCATCTTGATCTGCTCTTCAAACTCCCTTGCCGACTCCAGCGCCATCTCTAGCTCAAGCGCCTTGCCAAGCATAGAACCTTTAAACCCGCCAGACTTTGCTTGTTTGACAACTTCAATCGCTTGTTCTTTAGCGTCAAAGTACTTGCCCAGCACCGGCCCAAGGGACGCAACATCGTCCACTGTCTTCGACACCTTTTTTACAAGGGCAACAGCAGACGATATGGCAGATAGGGCGGTGATGGGATCTATCATGTCAGCTTCCCCTGAAATGATTTCCAAGCCATGCTACGGCAGCGCCAACAGAGGAGGCAATGGTCATACCCATCCAGAAGCCACCTTTGCCTTTATTAGCCAAAGCCAAAAGCTCCTCAATCTGGCGCTCCATCTTGTCTACTTTCTTGTCCATAGACTGTACGCGCTCCCATAGAACGCCGTATTTGACTGGATCAATTTCACCGGGTTCCATGTTAACAATCCTCTGCGTTTTCAAAACCGACCTGTTGTTTGAGATCGGCATACAGGCCGTCCATTAGATTGCCCTGTGGTGTAGTACAGTAGAACGCATGGCTTGCAACCTCTTGTGCATTGGCCTGCCGAGCGTCTGCATTGGCGCTAACGCTGACTTGATACTGGCATTGATCTTTGTTGGCAAAGATGTTGGTGATACGGGCGTAGGCTTCCGTGAAGGGAACGCCGACGCTGCTAGTTGGGATAGAGATTTTTAGAGCCATCAGAAAGTTACCTCAGTTGTTTCAATTTGTACCACCCATCTGATTGTGGTGGCTGCTTGACCAGTAACAGTTACAGCAATCCCACCATTGGTTGTGTCGGCAGTGATAGCCAAAACCCATGTAGAAGCGCCAGCATCTTGAGCAATGACTGTTGGAGTCACAGCGGCAACCAAAGCAGTAGAGGCAGCAGTAGCACCTCGCTTGATTACGCCTTCAAACTTCCATCCAGATGTATTGCCACCACCAGTTACGTTAGCAACACAAGTGCCTTGGAATGTATATGCGCTGTTGTTTGGTAGGATAACTTGATTATTTGTAGCGCCTGCACTGCTGTTAGATGTAAGCCTTGTTGCAGTTGCATCTGTTGTTTGGCGACCAAGAATTAAAATTGCTGATTGTTGTACTCCAGATTGTTGTTGTATAGGATTGTCAGAGGCAGCAAAAACAACATTACCAGTAATTGATCTTGTAGTACCACTGCTTCCTCCGAGAACCAGAGAGGTACTTCCATTCGCTGTTCCTTGATTTGTGCAAATAGTTCCACCGAAAGCAGCACTTGCATTTCCTTGATTTCCTCCCATAGAAACTGCACTTGTCCCACTTGCGGTATTGCTAGTTCCACCGATACAAGCTGAATATATGGCTGAGGCTGTAATACCAAAGCCACCGATAACAACAGAACTTTGACCAGAGGCAGTACCTAAATAAGAATTGTTGACTGAATAAGCGTTAACGGCGCTATACGGCGCTCTATTTAATGGAAACCACCCAGTCGCCAATGCCCCTTGATTTGGGCCGTAAGTAATAATGTTTTTTGAATAGCACAGTTGAAGAACACCACCAATCCCAACAGCATCAATCTGGCTTGTGGTTCCTCCCCCAGAAACATCCGAACAAAAAATATAAACTGTAGTTGATGCAGTGCTATTAAAAGAGGCATTATAAATAGTAATTGTTTTTCCCTCTATTGGACAAGAAGGTAGATACAAATAAATTTGAGAACCGCCGCCTGTTTTAAAAAACTGAATTGGAGCACAGTCATCTGTTAATCCAATTCTAGGGAGATTGGCAAATGTTCTGGAAAATTCCCACACCTGAATTGCAGGTGTGTTCTCAGTTGCAAATCCCGTAAACATCAGTAGTCCCCACCAATTGCAGTCAGGTGAAAGCCCGCAGCCACCGCAGTGCCAAATGTCGCATAGATGCGGTAGCCAGCAGGTATGCTAATGTTCAGAGGCAAGATGATGTCAGGCTGTTCTGCTGTTTGAGTCACTGTAGTTGAAGACAATGTTCTCTCTAAATACAATGCATTATTTGCCGCAGTTCCTGTTGCGCTACCATTATTGATCCACACTCGCACCACTGTTGCTACGTTAGTGCCAAGCGCACGAACTTTAATAAAATCAAGACGCGATCCATCTACTGCCTTGCCAGTGAAAATTGGGCCGTAGATCGTGCCTGCGGTCAGGTCTGTCGTTGTGTTGGCTGTTAAGCCGGGAGTTCCAGCCGTTGCTCCAGTGCCACTGACCCATGTATTAACAGGGACCAGCGGAAAAATAGGGTTTGTATTCTGTGCCATTTACATTGCTCCAATCATCCATGTGTCAAGTTTAGCTTTAGGGCCAGTGCTTCCGCCGCCGCCGCCAGTTGATGCGATAGTGATTCCGCCTGCTGAATTTGTAATCGTGATGTTACTTCCAGCAGTGAGGGTTGCATAGGAAAACCCCGTTCCATTACCAATCAACAACTGCCCGTTTGATGGTGTTGATGCAAGAGAGATTGCCAGTGTTCCACTTGTGGTAATGGGCGAACCCGATACTGACAAGAACGATGGAACTGTTGCAGCAACACTTGTTACAGTTCCATTGCCAGTACCTGCTCCAATTGCAGTTCTAAATGTTGCTGCATCTAGAGAGCTAACAGTATTGTCTGCATTGAATCTAGGAAATGTGATCGCCCCTGGATTCGTAATTGTGAATAAGTTAGATCCTAGAGTGGTAGCGCCAAGAGATGTACGGCCAGTAGCGGCAACTAGATTGGTTGATCCACCATCCCATTGACGGCGTTCAGAGTAAGCAGAATCCCAGTTTGTCTGAGATGCGGTAGTCGGAATTGAATACCCTGCCGTCATTGACAGAGCCAGTGTTCCGGTTGTAGTGATCGGAGATCCACTGACAGACAGCCCCGTTGGGGTCGTCATTGCTACCGACGTTACTGATCCCGTTCCCGCAGACACATTGACAGTAACATCATCTCCAGCATTAGATGCCGTTACCGTCGCTCCAACAAAATTGATCTTTCTAACAGCGCTTGTTAGAACTGAGCCTTCGTCAGATACAGTCAACGATGAATTAGTTGACATCGTAACTTTGATCTTTTCTGCAAGATCAGGAGATACAACCTCTCCAACGTTTATCTCACGACCAGTAGACAGTGTGATGATCAGACTGCCATCAAAATCAATCTTGGCGTCCGTTACAGAGACACCATCTTTGCCATCTTTCCCGTCTTTACCATCTCGTCCATTGCGGCCATCTATGCCATCACGACCAGGGACTCCATCAATACCGCGCTCTCCCTGATCTCCTTTAGGACCGCGCTCAGGAATGATGGAACGAGCGTAATCAAGCTGTGTCTGAACGTCTTGTTTGATCTTCTTAATTTCGTCAATGATCAACTGGACGTTGAACTTGACTCGTTCTTCCTTCTTTGCCTTCATCTCCTGCAAAGAGGCTTCGACTTGAGACAAAGCGGCTAACTTCTCCTCATAGGAGATGTCACCAGACTCTATCTTCCTGAGTAGATCTTTGACGTTAGGCATTTTGCTTCAGACCGTTGGTCAGCTCTGTCAAGAAGTCTTCTTCTGTCTTTGCTGCTGCCGATAATTTGTCGGTCATCTGAAGCTCTACGATCTTAGTTTTGTTCTTGATGTCAGCCTCTTTGAGCATCAACTCAGCGATCTTGACCCGCTTGTCGAACTCGCTGGATTCTTGACCCTGCGGTAGATTTTTTGTAGTCGAGGCAATGACCTTAGCCTGAACCTCTTGCGGCATCAGTTGGGCCTCTGTGAGCAGCTTGGCTGCTTCTGCACGGTTCTGCTCGGCTTGGGTAGTCTGCACCGCGATCTGCGCCTGTGCGGCCTGCAAAGCCAGTTGCTGTTGCATCTGCTGCACCTGCTGGGCCTGCGGGTCGGGCTGACTCATCTGCTCCAGCGCGGCGATCAGCTCATAGCGATTCGTGAGAGAGCTGTTATTCAGAATGCCCTTCAAGATCAGCGGCAGCACTGGCGTGTTCGGCCCCAGCGTCTGCAAGAGGCCAATGAACTGCTGCTGCTCGTACTCACGGGCGATGATGCCCAGCGTGGCCGTCGGAATGAACTTCATGTCCACCGACGGATAGCGCTCGGGGTCGAACTGCATATACCTGAACGCCGCCTTCTGGATGAATGGGATCAGGAAGTCCTCTTGGAAGTTGACCAGCGTACGCTTGTACTTCTTGATGATCGTAGCCACCGCCATCGACATCCCAGCACCGTCTCTGGCCGCTTGACTGACCATGCCTTGGCTGTCCAAAGTGCCAGTTGCCTGAAGAAGCATACGCTCAAACTCTTTAGCCGTATTGAGGTTGTTCGGGCTTGTCTCACCAAACTTGAATGGGAACAAAATCTCGGCTGGGTTGCCGTTGACCATGAACGCCTTGCCAGGCTTGACCTCAAAGCGAGCGCCCCTGGGCAGCCGCGTGGCGTCCATGCCCATCATGGGAGATGTCGTCAATGCCAGAGAGTCCAAATGGCTTCTGACCTGAGCATCAATCGCTTTTTGCATGTTGTAGGACTTCTCCACCGTACCCCGTCCTAGCAGTCGGTTGGGCACCGTATCGTCCTGATAAGACAGGATGGGCCTGTCCTTCATCATGTACGGATTTTCTTCAGCCTTGAGCAGCATTGAGCCGTTGGCGATCACCACAATGGCCTCAACCATGTTGGTGTAGTCTTCAGCCGCTGAGTCGTCAGGGAACAACTCAACCACTTCGCTGTCTTCTTCGGTCAAATACTCCTTGGGCACCAGACCGTAGTAGGTCAGTAGCCGCACCTTCTCGTCTTGGTACTGGCTTACTTCCTGCGTAGGCTCAAGGTCTGTGTCTTCATACGTCGGAGTAATGTTGACCTTGCGGTAAATACCCTTTTCAATGCCCTCTACCACCTTGTGGATAGAGACATACTTCTCAATCGCCACGCCCATGCAGTCGTCAATGCTGGTGCCATTGGGGTCAAACAAGAAGTTCTTAGGATTGACTGGGTTTATCTTAACGGCGACGCGGTTTTTCTCCACAACGCCGATGGCCGCTTGCTGCGGCTGACCGGGGATGCGCTGGGTGGCTGGCTCGAAGACCTTTTCGGTCTTAACAAAAATCTCTCCGATGCCCGTCCCATAGATTTCAGCCATCAATTCGATCTGATCGATAGACTTGCGGATTTTGTCCTGCTTGAAGTCCTCCATCAGTTGCGCTTTGAGCATCTGAACGTCGAGCGGATTGCCATCAACATCCCTCAAATCGTCTTGGATGTCGAAAAACTCGCCCTGGCCGAAGATGGCCTCCATGATCTCAGCGTGCCGCGTCTCGACTGCCTGCTGCGTGGCGGGCGTCACAATGCGGCTGCGTTCGCTTTCGCGGGTTTTGTCTTCCGAAGCCCACTCGCCACGGAAAATACGCTCATATTCTAGCCAAGAATCAAGAAAGTTCGTGTCCCTGTATGTGCGCCAGCGGTCGCAGTGATCGACAACGAAAGCGGTTAGCTCTTTGTCGTTCTCTGATGGTTCATCGAACTCGTTTTGATCCATATCAGACTCCACTCACAATATCGAGAGGCTCCCACTCATCGCTGTCTTCTTGCTCGAAGTAGCTAGTCACCGCCAGTTGGTCGATGTAGCTTAAGGCGTCGGGCAGATCGTCATGCACACCTTGCGACGGGAACATCAGTAGCTGGTCTACAAATACGTCCCAGTCTTCCTCGCTATTGAGCACAATTCTGCCGTGTTCAAACCGGCCCTGCAAGGACCACACGATTCTATCTGTTTTCTTGCGGTTGCCATGCGTTAGATCAACAATGTGCGAAAAGACATTGTTTTTTCTCATCAAATCGCTCAAATACGGCAAAACGGCGTTTTTCAACGACCCCCTCTCGATTCCGACGCTCAACGGTCTGTAGTCGCGCATGGCAACAATGATCTTTGCCGCCGTTTCCCGTATGTCCCAGCGGCCATGAATGATCTCTTTAACAAACCATTTCCCATCATCGGTGACTTTGACAATTGCAATAGCAGACTCATCCAGGCGTTTTTTGGAGTTTGCGGCTTGTTTAGCAACCTCCTCAAAGCCAGCCAGATCGACGGCCACGAAGTACGAGCCATACTGCGGTTCTTCCCCGTACTTGATCCATTCCTCTTTGAAGACATCGGAGCCAGCATTGGAGAAGCTGGCCATGTATTCCTGTTTGAAGGCAAAGCTAGACAGGGTTTTCTTGGCTGACTCGATCTCATCAGGGTCGATCAGAGGGTTGTCTTTGGTGGTGAAGTGCCACGCTTTCCAGTCTTTATCATCTCCCTCGGTGCCCAGTTTGTACAGATCGTAGAACCAGTTCCTGCCTTTTGGCGTACCGATGAAGATAGCCTTGCCCTTCTTGTCGGACAGGGAGGCTCGGATAACCTGTTCCCAGGCTTGTGGCTTGATGTCGGCAACTTCATCCAGTACGGCAAAGGTCAGCGATACACCGCGCAGGGTATCTGGCCGATCAGCACCACGGACATAGATCCGAGCACCATTAATCAAGGTGATGTCCAGGTTATTGACGTTGCTGGTCTGAATAACTTCTCGTCCCAGTTCCAGCAAGAGATCCCAAACGATCTGACGGGACTGACCCATAGTAGGACTGACGTACAGAACAGCAGAACCCTGTGGACAGCGCAGTCCCTCGATGATTAGCATGGTAGCGGCAAGACGGGATTTCCCGCAGCGGCGACCAGCGGCAATGACTTTAAATCGAGTCGGGTCTGTGTAGACCTCTTGTTGCCAGGGCAGGAGGGAGAAGTTCAGATCACTCATTTAGGTTCTACATCCTCAATGTCATCTGCTTCTATGGTCTTGTTTTCACTGACCTCAACACCGATGCCAGAGATGGTGATGTTGACCGCATTTCTCTGAGCAGAGGTCTTCTCAAACAGGCTGACAGGCAATGCTCGTTCCATGCACATCTTAAGCGCAGCCATCTGCATAGGATGATCGTCATTCAAGGCAATGTCAATGACTTTTTTGACAACAGCCTCGCCTTTGCTCTCCACCAGCATCTTCTTGAGTTCTTTAACCCTCTGGAACTCAGTCTTTGGCAAAATAGCAGGTACTCGGTATCCCATGTGGCCATTGTATAGAAAACTGCCATCTATTCAAGCATAAAGTTACATGATAGAGTTGTCATACGCAAAAGCGTCTTTGCCAGAGTCTATCGGCTTATGTGCAACCTGTTGGGTAGGAAGTTGAGTCTGCAAGGCGTCGTAGTCTTGGATAGATGTAGTCCCCAGTAGGCCACGGAAACGTTCTGGCTGGCAAAGTATCGTGGGACAGAAGGATGCCAAACCCACCGAGCAGGAGGACTGCATTATGGATGTGCTGCCTTGGATGGCAAACCCAATCCGTTCTTCAGTGTGACGGTAAACGGGGCAAACAACGTAATGTGGCTATCGGGACTTTGTTAGGCAACAGGTGGCTAACACCTAATCTCGATAGATACGTTTGGCAGTAGCGATCCAAACCAGAGCAATCTGCCAAATCCCTATCCCCACACACATAGTGGGGTAGGGGGTTCTTTTCAGAACAAGTCTAAATTCCTCAAACTACGACTGCCTTCGTACGTCTGTACGTTTCTGGCTATACAAATCAACCAATTCCCACCACGCGCATAGCATCAGCGTATAGGTCAAATTTGACTTTTTCGGCGGGAGTGGGGCACCCGCAAATTTTTCACCACGACCACACCCCTCCCCCCCCCATAGTCAGCGAGTGCTAACGTCAAATGAGAATCATTCTCATCTGGCCTTATGCGTAATGTGCATGGGACGCGATCGATAATCGAACGCGACGGGCGGAATAGACGGATGGTGCTTTTCCTGGGTACCTAGCGCAATTGAGAATCATTCTCATTTATTAGAAAGTCGGTCGGATTGTGTCCAAGCCCTGGTCGATATCCTGCATTGTGCAGGGTGGCGAATGTATCCAAAACTGTATCGAATCCGCGAGACAGATCGCCCTGGCCGGCAGCCAATAGAACGGCTCTTCGCTCCGGGGTCAACTCTCTTAACAGCCATCGGCTGTCTGGCTTGCATGGTCTTGCCATCGTGGCACATCTCCCTGGTAGCATAGGTAGAAACCCTAGCTTTTCCCTGTCTATGATACTGTACATCCATACATTAGGGTTTTGGAGGGGTCTTATAAATCAACAACTTACGAGAACTGGCACGATTCTATTATGCACTATAGGTGAGAGGGTCAGATTTTTGATCCTCATTTTGCCCGCAAGGGTCTACTTAGGAGTCGACACAATGACACACAATCAAGCACATAAGGCCGCACTGGCCATGTCCTCAGGCCGCTATGGCTCGTTTGCATCCCACATCGGCGATGCCTACCTAGTAGCTGACAGCCACAACAAAGAAGCTCTCCTAGAGGCCTTTGCTGGCCTTTTCAAGACTGTCCTTTCTGACGTTGTGGAGGCCTAATCATGCACAGCCCGATAATCGTTACAAAAATCAAGACTCACAATGGAGTCTCTTTGACAGTCAAGTCATGGGCTAAAGAAATCATGACCAGCAATAGGTGTAATGCCAAAGTCAAGAGAGTTGACTTCAATCAAGTCTTTACAACAATCTCTTTAGGTGATGACTATGTTTCAATTTGTGAAACTATTTGCGATCTGGAGGACGAAAACCCCGAAGTCTCTAGAAGTGCAATTTTCTACTTCACGGCGGATTTAGGCATCATCGTCAAAGCTTTAGGATGCTCAGAAGACGACAAACAGCGACTCATGACGGAAGTCATGGAAACCCGTAAACAAGTCATGCAACAAAAACCAGTGGAGGCCTAATCATGCAAACATTAGGGTTTGTCCCTATAAAATAGTTGTTGACACTTGTCTAGCTAGCTATACAATACCTACATGCCGCAAGCAATTCGCAAGGCGGTCTAATCGGAGAATCTAGCATGTATCAAGTAACAGCCGTTTACCAAGGATGCGAAATCGGATATGGTGAGGGCGAAGGCCTTGCCTATGCAAAACAAGACGCAATCGATTCGATCCCTTCGATCTACGAGCCGATCCTAGATCAAATCGAATGGATCATACTTGAATCAGCGATCTAAACAAACCAGGCCCTTCGGGGCCCTCTTTTGCCAACAATGACTAATCATGAAACGCTATCCTTCCTTTGAATCTATCCCGGAAAAAGCCAATTACATTGGGACCGATGATTACGGTCCAGGGTCTATGTCCGAATCCCTCGCAGACATGATAGACCATCACGCATGGGGCAAGACACTTGCCTACATTGTTGATTGTGATGGTTTCAGATCGTTTTTTTGTTGGTGACAGTACAGCCTGTAGACCCTGTCGGGGTCTATGGGGTGCACTGTCGCACTGTATGCCCTCACGGGTCTAATTAGGAGGTTTCCACCATGAGCAAGTATGACCATTCAGATTTTCTTGCCAATCCGCACAAGTACGAAATCTACTCATCGGCAGAAGTCGCACGTCACCTGTTTGGTGAGAATGGGGATGATGTATCAGAGGGCACACCAGTAGGCGTCCAGTTTATGGGTGTGGTTCGCAATCAACTTTACAACAGGAACGAGCCTATCTACAAACTCACCACAGGACATGTGGTGTACGCCAATGCCCTGTCTTGCTTTGTCCTGTGAGGTACACCATGCAATCAACCATTCCAGCAAATCAAATCGCAACTTTTCCCAATGCTGACCTTGGCATTGCGTCTACCGTCACTGCAACTAAACGTGGCTATGCGGTCACTCTGCTAGACACCGATGCAGAGCAGATCGTGGGGACGTACATCTACCCTGTCGCAATGCTTGCCCAGGCCATCAACAAAGCCAAGCAACTAGCAAACGTCTAAACCTTACCCTCTAGGCCATTCTGTGGCCTATGTGGTGCGGTTTTCGCATCATTCGCCCTTACGGGTCTTTTCAGGAGGTTTTTCATGCAACGTATTACTGATTCCATGCTAGAAGCTCGCGTCCGCAGACTGAATGAGCTTACCGGCAGTCCGCAAGAGCCCTATTCACGCATTGACGGCAAGACTGTTGCCAATGTAGGCAATTTCCACCTATCGCACGCATACGGTGGCGTTTGCTTGAATCGCATGGCTAATGAATCTGGTGGAGTCCGCACGCCAATCATCAGTTATCACACCACTAAACGCGAGCTTTACGATCTGATAAACGCATGGATGGACGGCATCCAGTTTGCACAAGAGGAAGCCTAACCATGCGCCAACATTACAAAACCGATCGCCGGTCTGAAGCTGCGCTCGATTTCATTCTAGCCATTGTGATCGGGCTTGCCCTCGCAGCGCTGGCCCTTCACTTCTTCGGAGTATTGCTGCCATGAAAACCTATCAAGTCGAATTAAAACGTGTCTCCTACGTCACTATGACAATCGAGGCTGACAATGAAGATCAGGCCGAAATGCTGGCATGGGATGAGTTGGTAACTGACGGATCATGGGGCACTGATGCAGAATGGTTTGTTGAGTCTATCGAGGCTGACAAATGCCAATAATCGAATATCACCACCCTATCGGGCCGGGTCTAACCCTGATCTGTGAGCTTGAGTACTACCCTGCCGATCCGGGCCAACCAGACCCTGAGCAGGGCGATTGTTGCCCTCCACACGCTGCCAGCACGTTTTTATGCGCTGCACGGGTCAACGGGGTCGATGTTAAAGACTGGCTATCTGATGCCTCGATCAAGTACCTAGAAGAAAGGGCATGTGTATGCTTTATGCAACATTAGCCCTCATATTGAGAATAATTCTCGGGAAACGCTAAATATGGCCCTACGGGGCCATTTTTATTGACTGCACCTAATCCTGAGTTTCGGTTGACCGTCTGCCGGGAATAGTTCTTCCGCGTAAACCATGCGGTCGCCAACCTCATAGGAAATGCGCCCGTACTTGTTTTTCCGCACACGGGTTACCCTGCCGATAAACGGCTCACCCTTGAACGGGTAGACCGCAGTTAGCTGCCCTGGGTTCAGGTATCGGCGTTTCCAATCTGCCTTGTGGTTCACGTTAGTTCTTCCCTGATGAGCAGGTCTATACCCGGGTTTCGAGCGTAAACCTTGGTTAGATGCAAGCTCACGATTTGACTGTCATCATGCCAGACCACGCCATTTAGCCCATCTAGCACACTTTTTGCCAGATTGTCGATGTCTGGCTTCTTGATAGGCCTCTCAGAACCGCTTAAACAGGCCTCAGAGCGCTTTTTTGTGTATGACCTAGGGATAGGTAGCCTGAAGTACAGATAGACCGCTACAGGCGTTTTTAATGGCTCGCGTGTCATCACGGTCTGTGCTTGAGTTCTGACCTCGGTTTCGTAGTCGCTGGTTTTCTTCGGGGTGTAAGACCGCATAAACCCGCCGACCTTTGAGAATCGTGGTCTGCCCTTTGGCACGGGGTTTATATCGACATGAAACGTGAGCGAAAAGGTCATTTTTCTTGATTCATCCAGTAGCGCAGTTCAGTTGCAGCCTCTTTTCCCCGTTTTTTCTCAATCTGGTCGATGGTTTCCAGCCACCAGGCACGGGCTTGCATAGCCCCAACGTCTGCCGGCTTCTGC